TTTTTAGATATTCGCAAGTCTTATCGGTTGAACCTGAATCGGATATATAAAGTTTGAAATCCTTAGTATTGGCAAACAGGTAATCTGTAAATATGCGCAACCAATTAAGGTTGTTATAAGTAACTGTGCAAATATCTAACAAAATACTCCTTTACGGACAATTAATATAGGCTGTGGCGGTATCCCCTGAGGCTGATCCTGCGTCAGCCGATAGTGCCCATCCAAAAACCTCTGCTTCTGTATTTGTGGTAATAGAAGTTGCCAGTACAGAATCTGCATGGCCATCTTCTGAAGCATGAGGGACAAGCCCTTCTCCGGCGGATACTCCACCATCACACTGTACTACACAAATACCTTTGGACTTTATCCATCCATAGGAACCAGAAGCGATTGCCCCTATTGCTACACCTCTTACAAGAAGTGCCAGCTGGCTTCCGCCGGACCTGTCGGCTGTTACTATTCCTTCAGTAAGAGCTGCCTGACAAACCGAGTCACCAAGAGTTAATGGAAGGTTTACAACCTGTACGTACCTGTATTCATCGGCCCCATCAAAGCGTATAACTCCAAGTCCGTTTTTCTGTGTAGTCGATGATTCTGTTACCTTATCGGGAAATGTTTGCTTAATTCCATATTCTGCCATTTTAACCTCCTAAATCAGAGAGGAGGTATTACCCTCCCCCCATAGTTTTGTTATTGTTATGCTGTCCTTCCGTCTAGCATACCCTGACGTCTTCTATTTGAAGTCATCAAGTTTAAGTAGCTTACTACTTTTACTACATCATTTATCTGGTTTGCTGCCTGTACTGCAGGGAATACGTGGAACAGTCTATCTTTGACATTAGTTATGTACAGATAGTCTGTGGTTAGAAAATAAGCTCTATCTGAAACACATTCCTTGTCAAGTACCATAACTGCTCCCTTGTATGTCAGATTTTCAGAAAATCCAGCATCTGCAGTTCTACTGTCTTTAAATCTCAACTGAGGTGCAACCAGTGATTCATATTTCTCATATAATGTCTGAGAAATATCAACCAAATCAACATGGTCAGCCCCATCCGAAACTGTGTTGTATGCTGTAGCCATATCAATTACCGAAAGTGGTTCTGATGTGTTGTCTGAATAACCTGCTATCCAACCTGCAAAATCTGCAGGCGCTATCCCATGCAGTGTCCCCGATCCTGCAACTATATCAGGAAGACCGTTCATTGCCTCTCCTGCCTGTGCGGTATGCAGACTTTCAGCCAGATTCTTTCTCATTGACTTTTCTAAGTTTTTAACTTTACTCTTCATTAAGTCGACTATCTGAGCCTCTCCCCTGTTAAGAACATTGTCCAAGTCATTAAAAAGAACTGTACCTGCCAGTATTCTCCATGCGTCTTCTGCTGCTGTGATTATAGCCTGGGGGTCTGTTGAAATTGTTCCATTTTTAGTTATCCAAGCCACCGTTGAATTAGTCGCATATTCAAGCGGTATGAATATCTTTTCGCCACTCTCAAAACTCTTTACCTGACCTTTAGATAGTAACTTCTCGGTTAATGGATAAGCCTTGAAGATATTATCATAAAGTATTTTTTCACAGTGTTTTAGAGTAGTAGCGGTTATGTCTGAATATGTAAGTACCATAATAATCCTCCTATTATTTTATTCTCATTATTTTTTACTGGTTACGGAGGATTTTATCTTGCTGCCTGAGCGTGAACTACCTGAGTTCTGATAAATTTGTAACTCCGTGTTCTTTCATTGCTTTTTTGATTGCATCATCCACATTCTTGACCTCGCCTTCCTCAACGCTCTTACCTGAAGAAACGCCTTTCTCTCCTGAAGACTGGGTCTTAGCGGACATGCTTTTATAAGCCTCATCAACTCCTGATTGCTTTACCTTGCCGAGTAGTTTATTTTTTTCCATCTTGAACACCAGAGCGTCTAACTCCTCTATCGGCCATTGTTTTTCTATGGCTGTCTCAAGAAATCTTTCCTCGAAGGTCCTGCCTTCTTCGTCTACTTCAGCAAAAAGTTCGCTGAAATAAGGGTCTGCCTTAATTTCATTCATCTTGTTAGAGAGTAGCATATCGTCTACTCTTGGGTCATAGTACGGACCTTCCTGTTGTGGTGGTTGTCCTGGTTGTCCTGCCTGAGGACTTCCCTGTCCTTGGCCCTGTCCATAAAGCAGTCTTTGAACTTCACTTTGAACTATGTTCGGTATTGAAGACTCGGTATCACGCAGTTGTCTTCTGTACCTTGCATTTTCTGCCCTTAGTCCTTTGACATAACTTTCGTCAAATGTCTTTGGTTCTGCTTTTGGTTCTGGTACCGGTGCTATTGGTTCTGTTGGTTCTTTTGCAGGCTCCTGTCCTGCTTTTTGTGCGTCTTTTTCTGCTGCCTTTGCAGCTAATTCATCTGCTAATTGAGTATCTAACTCGCCTGCCATTTCTAACCTCCTGGGTTATATTGATTTATAATATAATAAAAGATAGTTCTGCTATCTGTTATTTCTTTTTCTCCAGTTTTATATCTACCTGTGCTATGTTTAGGAATTTAGCTTCGACTATATCAAAGTTTGTTTTTATCCCGTATCCTCTATAATCAGTTCCATACTCTTTAAAAACTGCCTTCCTGTACTCATTTGAAAAACATGCAAAAGTACCGGGAAGCATTGCATTGACGTGAAGTGGGTCTGCATAAAATTCGCCATTTGGTTTCCCCTCTGCTGTTATTGCCGGCGGGAATATACACTCAAAGATTCCGCCAACCTTTAAAATCCTCCAGCATTGGTTCATAAATGGTATAAATTTATCCTTTGGTATATGTTCTATAAACTGATTTGAATATATATTTTCAACAGTCCCCGATTTTATAGAGGGGAGAATTTTAAAAACATTGCCCATTATAAATTCATCTTTTGGATATATGGGTTTAAAGTTTCCAGTATCAATACCGATATAACCATCCTGCTTTTTAATACCACATCCTAAATCTAACTTTCTTAATTTAAGTTCTATCATTTCTTCTTCTTTTTTCTATACTTGTCCCAAGTTTTATTTTTAGATTTCTTTTGAGTTGAAGGAGTCCACCCTGTTTTCCTTAAAGTTCCATAAACATAGGCATCCTTTCGCTCTTCTGACCAGTTAGGATGTAGTCTATTAACTTCTGCTCTTAATTCTCTTTCCAGTTTAGCCGGCATTAGTATCCTTCCTGTGGTATTTCAGGTGGCATTCCTGCCCCCTCCGGTGTCATTCCTTCCATTCCCGGTTCCATACCTGGTTGTACTTCAGGTGTTAAAATCTTTTCTGCATTTTTTGTATCAGAATCAGCCAGAGTTGAACGCAGAAGTTCTGTCCAGTTGATAGAGGCCATCAGTTGCGGATTTGCTTTTACACAAACCGATATTGTATTTAGAAGTGCAAGTGCTTTCTGATATCTTGTTGACTGATTTATGGGTGCTTCTACTCCCGACTCCCATCTGAATGAATACTTACCGGGAAATGAAGATCCGTTATAGGCCGCACTTACCCACTGCCCGCTTTTCTCATCCTTGTAAGTAATTTCCCGGCTTTCTTTATTGTTCTCATTGGTAAGCAGTGTAAATAATTTCTTTGCTATCTCCTCACAGTGTTCGGCAACATCTTCTGCTTTTGAATTTGTACTCATCTCTGTTCCCTGCTCAATATATACCGCTTCAGTTGCTTTCCTCTGCTCTCTTGGCATTGAGCTGCGTCTGTATTCTGATATTGAGGTAAGCTGGACTATTGCGCTGTTTATAAGCTCATAAGCTCTGTAAACATCAACTGAGAGTGGAGCGTCCATAATTGGAGATATCACATCACTTGCTTTTGCGTTGCCTTCAACTTTTAGTATTTCTCCATCCTCTGCATCTTTTAGCTTCCTTGCCTCTGTAATATTTATTAAATCATTTATAGCATACTGCCGGGTTGATACACGTCTTGCATGAGTTAAAATCAGTGAAAATATCCTGTTTAATATTTTTTGTGGTTCATAGAGTATTTTAACTTCACCGTATGGAAATAACTCTCCAGGCATTTTATAATTTTGAAGCAAAACAAATGGATACTCACGGCCAAACTTATTTTCCACCTCACGCAGGATATCATCAGAGCCTTCCCTCATAACATAGCTTGCCTGGTCTTCCGGTACCCATATCTGATATAGCGTAGTTCTCTCAATATCATCGCTTTTTTCTTTAGTGATATCTTCTTTAAGTTTCTTATCACCTGTAATATTCTTTGTATGCTTATACCTTGAGTCAGCTTTTAGTTCCTTAGTCGGCTTGTAGTATTTTCTTATCATGTATTTAGCTTCCATAATCTCTTCAACTGTTGCCTCAGGGTCAATCAGGAAATCAGAATATGGAATGTGCAGGACAAAAGGATCATCATTTGTAATTTTACCCTCTTCATTTAATCTAAAATCCCAATCAACATAACTTACTCCAAGTCCCAGAGCTGCATAATCTATTACGCTAAACTCAAGCTGATATTTAACTTTTAGCTTTGTCCAGTACTGGTTAATAACTTTCTCAACAAGTTGATAAGTTTCTACTGCATCACTGGTTAGTGGCTCAGTATAAATATGGGAATTTCCTCTCAAGATTGAGTTTAGAATTGCCTGAACAGTAGTGTGACATATATTAAATGTTGCCTCATCTTTTTTAGGCTTTTTTGCATACTGCTTGCCTTTGAGGAAATTTATATAATCTTCAGCCTCGGTCATTCTTATCTTCTGATAGTTGATCGCAGCCTGAAGCCTTGTTCTTAATGCTTTTGATTTTTCCATTTATGCCCTTTCAATGTTTGGATTTTTCTTTAAATCCTGCCATTCAGTATCACTAAAGATATCGCTTTTAGATGTGTGAAAATAAGACGGTACATGAATATTGCTACAAGCATGAAACTGTCTTACTGCTTCAGAACCACACTCCGGACATGGCTTTGTCGTCTCATGCGGACTTGCATAACTTTCAAATATTCTCTTGCATTTGTTGCATTTAAAATTAAATCTCATATTTTTCCTATTCTGATGAAAAATGAATCACACAATCAATTCTGAGCCATTAGAATCTAGTGGTTAATGGTTTACTATTACCTAAAATCACTTATAAACATGTGGATTTGCAATATTACTCTCTTCGGGTTTACCTCCAAACTTATCCTCATACCAGGCTGGAGACATATAAACAAGTTTCTTCTCTTGCGTAACTAAAGGTTTGTAGATAATCTCAAGCTGGTAAGCAAGAGCGTCAATCAGGTCATCATGCAACTGATTTGACTCTGGATATCTGAATCTTATCAATTCATCTTCAAGGTCAGCCATCCAGCCTTTGATATAAACAGTCTTTGCACTAAATCTTGGCTGTAAGGCAAGTATTCTATCAGGTTTAGTCCTGTCAGAAGTCTTAAGTTCTTCAATAACAAGGAACTTTCCCCTTACTCTCATTTCATCATCAAGCCAGAACTTCAAGACTCTCTGAAAAGCTACAACTTCAATTCCGATTTTTGCTGGCTGATGCAGTATTGCCTTCTCAAAAATTTTATCGATTAAGTCTTTGGGACCTACATGATCCCTGAAGTAATCAACTACGTAAAGATTATTGTCAGCATCCACTGCACAGATCATAATGACGCTGTAGTCTGCTGTTGGGTCTTCTGAAAGTGCAGGATCAACTGTCATAAACATCCGCACAGGTTT